GAAGATAAGAAGTGCAAACCAATACCAAAAGGATATCACGAAAGAGAAGATGGATATCTTGTAAAGAATGAGACATACTTCTATGCAGGAGATTCTAAAGAAGAATTTAAAGACAAGGCAGCAAAGAAAAAAGAGAATAAGAAAAAGAAAGCAAAAGGAGTAGAAGGTTCAACTGATGTTCCTAACTTCCCACAAGATCAAGTCAGCGAAGAAGCATGGCAGAGAAAGGAAGGTAAAAATAAATCTGGTGGTTTAAATGAGAAAGGACGTAAATCATATGAGAGAGCAAATCCTGGTAGTGATTTGAAAGCACCAAGTAAGAAGAAAGGTAATAAGCGAAGAGCAAGTTTTTGTGCTAGAATGAAAGGCATGAAGAAAAAACTGACGAGTGCTAAGACTGCTAGGGATCCTGACAGTCGTATAAACAAGTCACTTCGTGCTTGGAACTGTTAATTATAGGAGACTAAATATGTCTAGAGTTGAAGAATTGCAAGCAGAACTTAGAGTTCTGGAAGCGTTTAGAGAAACAACTCGTGCAACTATTCTACGCTCTATGCTAGAATACGAGATCGCAGCAGAGGAGAAGTCTCATGTCAATGGTCAGCGAGGATCTATTAGATCTTGATTGGAAAGATTACGAAGGTGTGATAGGACATGATCCTATGACACATAAGTATCAAGTGCAGTTAAATCATCATCTGCATTGGTTTGATACGAGAGAGGAAGCTGAAAATTACTTGAAGATGAATTCAGAATGAGTCAAGACTTTTATTTGGGCAACCCTAACCTTAAGAAGGTAGGGACAGAAATACAATTTACTAAGGAGCAAATACAGGAATACCTCAAGTGCAAAGAGGATCCTGTATATTTTGCTATGAACTATATCAAGATTATATCTCTTGATGAGGGTATAGTTCCATTTAAGATGTGGGATTTTCAACAAGAACTCATAGAATCATTTCACGAGAACAGATTTAATATAGCAAAACTACCTCGACAGACTGGTAAGTCTACTACCTGTGTGTCATACCTTTTACACTATATACTTTTTAATGATAACGTTAATGTTGGTATTCTTGCTAACAAGTTATCTACTGCTAGAGATCTACTTGGTAGATTACAATTAGCATACGAACAATTACCACTCTGGTTACAGCAAGGTATTGTCGTATATAACAAAGGAAGTATGGAGTTAGAGAATGGATCAAAGATTCTCGCTGCATCTACTTCAGCATCTGCTGTCCGAGGTATGTCGTTCAACATCATCTTCCTCGATGAGTTTGCGTTTATACCTAACCATATTGCAGAGCAATTCTTTAGTTCCGTTTATCCTACTATTACTTCTGGTACATCCACAAAAGTCATCATTATTTCCACGCCAAATGGAATGAACCATTTCTATAAGTTATGGGTAGATGCACAGAAAGGTAGAAATGGATATGCTTGGAACGAAGTTCACTGGTCTAAAGTGCCAGGCAGAGATGCGAAGTGGAAAGAGACAACTATAGCAAATACATCTGAACGACAGTTCACTCAGGAGTTCGAGTGCGAATTCTTAGGATCTGTTGATACATTAATAACAGCAAGCAAACTTAGAGTACTAACTTACGATGACGCCATTACGACCAACGGATCTCTCGACGTATATGAAAATCCTATACCTAATCATGATTATATTATATGTGTGGACGTATCTCGTGGTCTCGCACAGGATTACTCTGCCTTTGTGGTAATTGATATTACACATGCACCATGGAGACTAGTAGCAAAATATAGGGATAAAGATGTAAGACCTATGCTATTCCCAAATATAATTTTTAACGTAGCAACCAACTATAATAAGGCATACGTTTTGACTGAAGTAAATGATATAGGGGAAGCGGTGTCTGCTAGTTTGTTCTATGATTTAGAATATGAAAATGTATTAATGTGTGCTATGCGTGGTAGAGCAGGGCAAATAGTCGGACAGGGATTCTCAGGAACCAAAGTCCAGATGGGTGTAAAGATGAGCAAGACTGTCAAAGCACAAGGATGTTCCAACCTTAAAACACTGATAGAAGATGACAAGTTACTTGTTAAGGATTACAACATCGTATCAGAGTTGACTACATTCATACAGGTGAAGCAAAGTTTTGAAGCAGATGAAGGGTATAATGATGACCTCGTAATGTGTTTGGTGATCTTTGCATGGTTGGTTCAGCAGGAATATTTCAAAGAGATGACCGATCAGGACATCAGGAGACGTATATATGAAGAGCAAAAAAATGCTATTGAACAAGACATGGCACCATTTGGTTTTATAGATGATGGATTAGAAGAAGATAGAGTAACAGATGAGGAAGGTAACATATGGAGTATTGATATGAATGAAGAAAACCAAGAGAAATGGAAGTTAGATGAGTACGGTGACATGTCTCATATGTGGCAGTATCGCTAAAGAACAAGCTTTTTCTAAATAATATTAGACAAAAATTGTTATTACATCAGGAGTAAATACATGGCAAGCACGCTCGTATCGCCAGGAGTTGAGATCCAAGAGAGGGATCTGACTATTGGTTCGATTGAGACGGTTGAAGTAAACGTAGGAGCAATAGCGGGTGCCTTTGCAAAAGGACCTGTTCTAACACCAGTTCGTATATCATCCGAAGCTCAACTAATTGAACAGTTCGGTGAACCATCCGACGGTAATGCAGGAACATGGTGGACAGCAGCAAGTTTCTTACAGTATGGTGGAGTACTTGACGTAGTTCGAGTAGCAACATCTGGACAACTCTCCGCGTCAGATGATAATGTAACTTCTCCTTACACACTGTCTATACCAACAGTTGATGTATATGAAGCAACATATTACACTGCTACATCAAACCCATTCAAATGGGCAGCAAGAAATCCTGGCGTTGAATCAAATGCAATCAAGGTTGCTATCATTGATAAGGGTGCAGATGTTACTCTTACTTTAGATGGTGCACTTGCTACTCCTACAGTAGGAACACAAGTTCAAACCACAAGTGGTAATGCGGGTGGTGCGAAATCTGGTTTCATTTATCAATGGGATGCTGCAACAAACTCTGTCTCTCTAATTACTTCTGACACTTGGACAACTTCTGACGAGATTGAAAATGGCGTTACTGACTTAAACGTAACAGCAAAAACAGATTGGTATGACTCTCAAACTGCTTACGGTAATGTAAAGTGGAACACAATTGCTCCTAGACCTGGCACTTCTCCATACGTTGCAGAGCGTGGTGGTGCTAACGATGAAATGCACATTGTTGTATTCGACTCAACAGGAGTTATTACAGGAACACCAAATACTTTACTTGAGAAGTTTACATTTGTTTCTAAAGCAAACAATGGTAAGACACAATCTGGTGCAACAAACTACTATCCTCAAATTGTTCTTGACAAGTCAAGTTTCATTTACTGGGGTTCACATGAACCTGATGCGTATGACGTAAGTGCTAACGCATTAATTACTTCAGGTCCTAACTATGCAGGAACAGGTAATGCGGGTGCTGACAGCACAACCACATTTGACTTGTTCTCATCTAACCCAGATCACAGAAGTTATACTTTTGTAAAGGGTGCTGAAACATTATCTGCAACATCTGGAGAGATCATGACTGGTCTTACTGAGTTCGCAGACGTTGAAACTTTAGACATTGACTACTTACTCATGGGTCCTGGCGACACAGGAAGTAAGTCAAACACACAAGCAATTGCTGCTAAAGTTTTATCTGTTGCATCTGGAAGAAAGGACTGTGTTGGTTTCATTTCTCCATGCTACACAGATGTTGTTGGAGTCACATCCTCAGCAACACAAACACAAAATGTAATTGATTTCTACGAAAACATGCAAGCAACATCATTCGGTGTGTTTGACAATGGTTGGAAATACATTTACGACAGATTTGCAGACAAGTATCGTTACATCCCACTTAACGGTGACGTTGCAGGATTATGTGCAAGCGTTACTGCTAACGGTACTCCATGGTTCTCTCCCGCAGGATTGAATCGTGGTGCAATTAGAGGTGCAGTTAAACTTGCATTCTCACCAACTAAGTCCGAAAGAGACG